CAGGTATTCAAAGAGGAGGATTAATACCAGCAGTAATGATCTCCCACAAGCTCCATATACCTTTCGTTAGTAGAATAAATAAAGATACTCTTGTTGTAGATGACATTTGCGATACAGGAGAGACGTTAAAAAAGACTATTGGAATGTATACTGCAACGCTTCATTACAAACCAACAGCAATATTTACCCCAGACTTCTATTCAAAAGAAGTAGGAACAGAGTGGATTGTTTACCCTTGGGAAAGAAATGATTCAGAAACTATTCAAGATTATTTGAAAAAATAGTTGTAGGATAGAATAAAAAATGTTATATTAAATAAAACGGAGTCGTAGAACCTCCATAAAAACAATCTTATATGTCAAATAAAAAATTTATCGACGGTACAGAATTAGTACAAGCCGGATTCGCTAATGGTATTTCATCTCAATTAGCTAAAAAACAATTAACAGATGGTCCAGAGGCAAGACTAACTGAAGTAGAAAAGCAACACATAATCGAAGATGCAGCAGAAGCATTTGGTAACTTCTTAACAGCTTTAGGTACTGATTGGAAGAATGATCCAAATTCATCTGATACTCCAAAGAGAGTTGCAAAGGCTTATGTAAATGATCTATGGGCAGGAAGGTATGCACCACTTACTCAAATCACAGCATTTCCTTCAGATGGATATGATGGAATAGTTCAAGAGAGTAACATACCAGTTACTTCAATGTGTTCACATCACCACCAAACAATCTCCGGAGAGGTAAGCATAGCTTATATTCCCTCTAAAGATGGAAAGGTAGTTGGGCTTTCAAAACTAAATAGAATTGTAGAGCAGTTTGCTAGACGTGGAGCAATCCAAGAACAGTTAACAGTTGCAATTCATAATGCAGTAGATAAAATCTGTGAAGGGAATCTAGGAGTAGCAGTAGCAATCTCAGCAACACATAACTGCGTATCATGTAGAGGAATTAAACATCAAGGAGCTTCAATGCAAACAGCAAAGCTAACAGGATGTTTCTTAGAAGAAGATTCAGCAAGAGCAGAATTCTATTCAAATATTAAACTCGGAAAAAATAACTAAAATCAAACAAAATGGATTATTGGCAAGTAACAGTGCAATTGGAGCACGAAAACGACAGAGGTCGTATTCAGAAAGTAAGAGAACTTTATTTAGTAGATGCAATTTCAGCAACAGAAGCTGAAGCTAAAATCTATGTAGAGTTCGAAGGAGAGTCTAACTTCACAGTAGTAGGAGTTAATCAATCTAAAATATTAAAAGTATTGGAATAAAAAGTTGGACCTTCGGGTCCAATTTCTTATATTAATAAAAAAGTAAAAAGTTATGATAACAGATCCAAAAGTACCTTTTATTGATGAGGTAGAAGAGTTTAATGCCGTAATGGGCAAACCTAACAACTATGAACCAACTATCCCCGAAAGAAAAGAATGGGAGTTTGTATACAATTTCATCCTTGAGGAATTGGAAGAATATAGAGAAGCTTGCGAAAGAGGAGACATCGTTGAGGTTTTGGATGCTTTGTGCGATATTGCTTATGTTTCCCTTGGGAACGGTACTATGTTACATGGCCTTAAGGATAAGATATGGCCAGCATATCAAGAAGTACAGGCATCAAATATGTCTAAAGCTTGCAAAACAGAAGACGAAGCTTTACAGACTGTCATTAAGAGAGCGCTCGAACAGAATGAAGCATGTCATCATGAAAAAGTTGGAGACTATTATATCGTCTATAGAACAAGAGATAGAAAAGTAATGAAGAACGTTAACTATTTCCGTCCGGACTTAAAACAATTCTTTACAGATAAAGAACTTCAGAAGTCATATTTAAAACAACTAACAGGAGAGTAGTATGCAAAAAGCATTAGACCATTTAGAGAAGCATAAAGTCTTTATTGAGACTTTAGGAACAGATATGATACCTTTATCGGAAGCTTACAAGGCAGTGGAGTTATCAATCGATGAACAATTACAGGACACTTTATCTTTACTACAGGAACAACTCGGAGGATTGACAGAAGAACTAGAAATACCAGAAGAAAATGATTAAGATAGCTCACGAATCACCAAAAAGCATATTCAAACAGGTACAGAGTGTAACTGACTATGACTATGCACTTGTACATTTATTTGAAGAAGATCCTGAATACCTACAGCAATTTCAAGAGGCAAAGGAAAAAGGAAGAGAGATTATTCTAGATAATTCTATCTTTGAATTAGAAGAAGCTTTTGATGCAGAGAAGTTTGCAGGATGGGTATTAGAGTTACAACCAGATTGGTATATAGTTCCTGATGCTTTAGAGGATGCAAAGAAGACTTGCTCACAAATGGCAAATTGGATAAACAAATATAAAAATCTTCCAGGAAAGAAGATAGGAGTTGTTCAAGGAACAACCTATCAGCAGATTAAATCTTGTTACGAATACATGGATAAGATTGCTGAAGTTGATATGATTGCAATTTCATTTGACTATTCTTACTATGTTAAATCAGTTCCGCATCCAAACAAATATGTTTCCTGGATGATGGGTAGAGTAAAACTATTAGGAGATTTATTAAAGGATGGAATAATAAATGAGAATAAGAAGCATCACTTATTAGGATGCGGATTACCTCAAGAGTTTGCTTTCTATTCAGATTATAAATGGATATACTCTTTAGATACTTCCAATCCAGTTGTTCACGGAATAAAAGGAATTGAATACAGAGAAGACGGACTATGGTCAAAAGAATCTCAGAAGTTATTTGAATTAATAAATCATCAGGTAGAAGATATTAATCCAATACTATATAATATCAATAAGTTCAAATGGTTTACAAATGGAAGCAAAGTATAAAGTAGGACAAAAAGTTGATATTAATCGTGATAATGAAATACTAGAAGTACAGATATTCGGACATTTTAAAATGAGAGAAAGAGTACTTTACAGTGTTAGATCAGAAGGAAAGTTTCACGTAATAGAAGAATCAGAAATATTAGAAAGAGTAAATGATTAGACCTTGGATAGCATTTTTTAGTCAAACAGGATCAGAGATCGTAGAAGTATCAAAGCTTCTAGGAAGATGGCCTGATATGATAGTAACAAACGAAAGACCAGAACATCTTAGAAAGATTCATCCGGCTTTAGAGAACAAGCATTTAATCTTCGTAGATAATAAACCTTCAGAAGAAGAATTAGGACTAATATTAGGTCACTATAAAGAACCTTTAGTAACTCTTCATGGATGGTTAAGAGTTATGCCTCCGGATATCTGTAATAGGTTTGAAATCTATAATGGACATCCAGGACTTATAACTGAACATCCAGAACTAAAAGGAAAAGATCCACAACAAAAAGCTTTTGACTTAGGATTAGAATCTTCCGGATGTGTTATTCATAGAGTAACAGAAGGAGTTGATGAAGGAGAGATACTTCGAAGTAGAAAAGTTTCTATAAAAGGGTTGGAAATAGGAGAATTATTTCATATCTTACATAGTATATCAGTAAGTCTTTGGGTAGACTTCTTAAAAAATTAGTTATGAAAAGAATAGCATTAGTAGGAGCATCATCAGTAGGTAAGACTACGGTATATGAATTACTTAAAAGTAAATTACCTGAGTATGATTTCATAAATGAATCAACAAGAACGGTTGGTAAATTTGGATTTCCTATTAATGAAGCAGGAACTTCTGAAACACAGCTTGCTATTTCTTCTTTCCATTTAGAAGCTCTATTAGCTCCTAAGGATGTAATCTTAGATAGATGTTATTTGGATTTGGTAGTATACTCTACTTATATGGATAAGTTATCTACTAGCGCATATGATTACATATTAGATACTTGGGTAAGAGTTAGGCATCAGTATACACATTTTATTTACTTCCCTATCGAATTTGCATCAGTAGACGATGGAGTAAGAAGTGTAAACGAAGAATGGAGAGAGGCAATTGATAAGCAGTTTGAAATTAACTTAAAAGCAATTAAATTTGCTGGAGGAGATTATTTAACAGTAACAGGAAGTCCTAATCAAAGAGTTGAACAAATATTAAACTACATAAAATAATATGACACAAGAATTAAATCAAGCAGAAGTTGTAAAGATTGCAGGAAAGCATCTAGGACAAGTAGGTGGAGCAGGTTATAGCGATACTTATGATCCAAGCCTATTGGTAGAAATTCCACGTTACTTGAATAGAGAAGCGTATGGAATTGATGATAACAGTTTACCATTCGTGGGAGGAGATGTATGGAATGCATACGAAGTATCTGCAATTACTACAAAAGGACTTCCAGTTGTTGGAATGTTAAAGATTTGGTATCCAGCAGATTCAAAACTTCACGTAGAGTCTAAATCAATTAAATTGTATTTGAATTCATTCAATATGACTCAATTGGGAGAAACAGATCATGAATGTATCAAGTTACTAAAACAAAGAGTAAAGAAAGACTTATCTGACTTACTACAAACAAAAGTACAGGTAGAGATGTTTACCTCAGAGCATTCTCCAAGCTATGCCTTCAAAGGATATGCACCACTAGATGCTTTAGTAGATCTAAATGCAATTGAATTTACTTCTTACCATTCAGACGCTACACAATTGGAAACAGAAGAAGTAGATGAGGATGTTGAAATAGGAGAAATAAAAGTACAATCAAATCTTTTAAGATCAAATTGTAGAGTAACAAATCAACCAGACTGGGGTGATGTATTTATTCACATCAAGCCTAAAGCAGGAGTTGTTCCTAATCTACAATCACTAGCAAAATATATTGTAAGTCATAGACAAGTAAGTCACTTCCATGAAGAGATTTGTGAAATGATCTACATGCACTTAAAAGAAGCTTACAATCCAGAAGAATTAATGGTAGCTTGTCTTTACACTCGTAGAGGAGGATTAGATATTAATCCAATTAGAGCTTCACATAAGAAACTAATACCAGGATTCTTTACAGACATTACTTGTAGAATGGCTAAAACATTACGTCAATAATGTCAGAAGGTAGGCAGATAACTGAAATGCGATTCAGAGTAATTGCAAAAAGAGAAGCTCCAGGAGATAGATGGAGACTAGTAGATGATAATCATAAACCTTCTGGAGAGATCATAGAAGGTTTAGTTGAGACTTTGTCAGCTTACATGAAAAAAACCGGACACAAAGAAGGTTATCGATTGGAGCCTTTGAGAGGAACTTTGATGGCAATAGAGTGGGCAGAGCCAGAAGCAGTAATACCACCACCTCCAAAAACTTATGATCTTTACGGGGAATTTTAATACAAAAGAGTTGTTTAATCGCAACTCTTTTCTTATCTTTATAGTATATAAAATCAGTTATGCAAATAGAAAAAAAGTACTACCATGTTGACAGTATCGAGACTGTTAATCTTCTTATCGAACATATTAATCAGTCAGAGGTTATTGCCTATGATACTGAGACAAGTGGCTTAAATGTTAGAAAAGGATCTATCGTAGGATGGTCCATATCAGGAGAAGAAGGAATAGGATTTTATCTCCCTACTCAGAAATGGAATACAGAAACAAATCAATTGGAAGAATGTAGTATTGGTGGCAAAGGAGCACATGGTATTACTAAAAAGTTACTCCCGCTGCTTAAGGGTAAGAAACTAGTAATGCACAATGCTTCTTTTGACTGCCGTTTTACAAAGAACTATTACGGAGTATCTTTATTAGAAGATCTTTGGGTAGATACAGCTCTACTTGTTCATACAGTACAGGAAGAGGGAGCAGGTATGGGAGTATTTGGATTAAAAGCATTAGCAATCTCTATTCAGAAAGAGATTGGATTAGATGTACAAGAAGCAGCCAATAAGGAACAAGTAGAGTTAAAAGAATCTATTAAAGCAAACGGAGGATCAACCACGAAAGACCTCTATGAAATTTTCAAAGCAGATATGGCAATTCTGTCAAAGTATGCTGCAGCCGATACAGATTTAACCCTCAGGGTTTGTAATCACTTCCTAAAAGTGTTAAAGGCGGAAGGATTAGAGAAATTCTTCTTTGAAGAAGAAGTAATGCCTCTTTATAGAGAAGTAACTATTCCAATGGAAGAGTTAGGAGTAGCATTAGATCTTCCACTACTGGAAAAGACTAAAGAGGATATTACAAATGATTTACAGTCAAATAAAAAGATTGTAATCGATAGCATTTTAAGTATTCCAGAGGCCAAGGAATGGGTAGTCGATACAGCACTATATACTTATCCACCTTCGCATAAAGGAAACTGGGCACAGAATTTAATTATGCTTCATTCACTTCCCCTAGAAAGAAGCGAGAAGACTAGAAAGTATTCTTTAACTAAGAAAGCTATTGACGAATTAGATGAGAGTAACATAAAACAATTTCTACTAACAGGAGATTTATCTCTACTAGACGAAATGGAAGTTGTTAGAATCTCTATGTCAATGTGGAAGGAAGACAATGAAGGAGACTATTTGAATATACAATCAAAGAAACACTTAGGTGAGATTGCATTTAAGTATATGGGAATTAAACCTCTTACTCAGACTAAAAAAGGACAAGATCAATTCGATATGGATATGTTAGAGGAACTAGCCAAGACATATGAATGGGCAAATAATCTTAGAACATATAATAAGTTACTAAAGATTAAATCAACCTACATCGATAGATTCCTAGACGGTCAAGAAGACGGAAGATACTATTTCTATTATAAGCAGCATGGTACAGTATCAGGACGATATGGTTCAGATGCACAACAATTACCTAAACCTAAAGAAGAAGGAGAAGATACCCCACTACTTGTAAAATATACAAATGTAGTAAGAGAGTTCTTAATTGCAGGAGAAGGAAGAAAGTTAATCGATAATGATTATACTTCTCTAGAACCTCACTGCTTTGCTTCTGTAGCAGGTGATATTAATCTTCAAGAGATCTTTAACAACGGATGGGATTTTTATTCTACTGTTGCCATAAGAACTGAGAAGCTAGATCAAGATAAAGTAAAGTATCCAAATGGTGTTTCACCTGATACTAAATCTCCTATCTTCTTAAAGAAATTAGATCCAGTAAAAAGAAATCAAGCAAAGGCTTATTCATTAGGAATTGCATACGGAATGGAAGCATACGCATTGGCTAAAACTCTAGATATATCTCAGAAAGAAGCTGATACTCTTGTAGCAGGTTACCTAGATGGTTTTCCTCAATTAAAAGAGTGGAGAGTTAATTCTAGAGAGCAAGTAAAACAACATGGGTATATCCAAAATAAAGTAGGACGAATCAGACACTTACCAAAAGTAAAACTTATCTTTGAGAAATTTGGAGATCAAGTATTGGATTGGAGATTTAGAAAGAGTCTAGAGAATCAATACGGAAAAGAGCCTGTAATGCAGATGTATAGAGATTATCGAAATGGATTGAACAACTGCTTGAATTATCAGCTACAGTCACTAGCAGCGGCGGTTGTGAATAGAGCAGCAGTACAGATCAACAGAAAGGCAAAAGAGTTAGGAATAGATGCTAGAGTACAGGCACAGATTCATGATCAACTTATCATAAACATTAGAGAAGATCAAGCAGAAATGTTTATGCCTTATGTAAAAGAGCTAATGGAACTAACAACACAACTTCCAGGAGTAACTCTAAAGGCACCACCACAAATAGCAAATAACTTTGCAGAAGGTCATTAGAAGTTGTTTCCTTAGATATTTATTCATATATTAATAAAATAAGTTATAAATTAAAATCAGTTTATGTCAAAAGAGTTATCAGCAAACAGCGACAGAGTTATTGTTAAGCCTGTAGAATCAGGAGAAGAAAGATTCGGAAGTATTATTATTCCGGATATGGGAAAAGAAAAGCCTGAGATGGGTGAAGTAGTTTCCGTAGGTCCAGGACGCCAGTCTGAATTTGGACAATTTATCAGAGTAGAGGCCAAGATAGGAGATATTGTATTGATTCCAAAAGTGGGAACAATTCGTATTGACTTCGACGGACAAGAATACTTCTTACTACCAGATAGAGAAATTTTAGCAACAATTAAAGAAGCACAAGAATAGTTATGAGCAAGCAAATTAGTTTCGGATCAGAAGCAAGAGAAAAATTACTTTCAGGAGTAAATCAATTAGCAGATGCAGTTGTAAGTACATTAGGGCCATCAGGTAGAAATGTATTTATTCAACAACAAGGAGGTAATCCAACATCAACAAAGGATGGTGTAACAGTAGCCAAAGAAGTAGAATTGGAAGATCCAATCGAAAATACTGGAGCACAAGCTGTAAAGCAAGTAGCAATCGAATCAGCTAGATTGGCTGGAGATGGAACTACTACAGCAACATTACTTGCAAGAGAAATTTATAGTCAGGGATTATCTGAACTAGAAAATTCAAATGCAGTAGAAATCAAAAGAGGAATTGATATTGCTACTAAAGAAGTAATCAAATACCTTAGAGAGGATTACTCAAAAGAAGTAACCGACGAAGAGCAAATCAAACAAGTAGCAACAATCTCAGGTAACAATGATCCAGAGGTAGGAAATCTTATTGCAACAGCAATGGAGAAAGTTGGTAGAGATGGATTAGTAACCATTGAAGAATCTAAAACAGGAGAGACTTATCTTGAAACTGTAGAGGGTATGCAATTCAATAGAGGATATAAATCTCCATACTTTGTTACAGATAACAATACTATGACTTCAGTATTGAACAATCCTTTAATCCTTATTACAGATAAAAGATTGATGAATATCAAAGAGATGCTTCCATTACTAGAATCAGTATCACAACAAAACAAAGACTTACTTATCATTGCAGATGATATTGACGGAGAGGCTTTATCAACACTTGTTGTAAACAAAATGAGAGGTATTCTTAGAGTAGTAGCAGTTAAAGCTCCTGAATTTGGAGATAAGAAGAAAGCTATGCTTGAAGACATTGCAGCTCTAACAGGAGGTACAGTTGTATCTGAGGAGAAAGGAATGAAGCTAGACAAATTCGATTTACAATGGTTTGGTAATTCAAGAAAAGTAACAGTAGGAAAAGATGATACTACCATTGTAGATGGTAAAGGAACTGAAGAAGCTATTACAAAAAGAATCGAAGAGCTAAAAGAACAAATCGAAAATACAGTTTCACCTTATGAGATTGAAATCTTACAAGACAGATTAGCAAAACTTATTGGAGGAGTAGCTATGATTCATGTTGGAGGTCATACAGAAGTTGAAATGAGAGAAAAGAAAGACAGAGTAGATGATGCTCTTCATGCAACTAAAGCAGCACTTCAAGAAGGTATTTTACCTGGAGGAGGAATTGCTTTACTAAATGCAGCAGCATACTTAGCAGGAATCTTAGAAGGAGAGATAACAAATCATCCAGATCAAGAAAAAGGTATCAATATTGTAATGAGAGCAATCACTAAACCATTCGAACAGATCCTTTTAAATGCAGGAGAAACATTAGAAACTATTGAAGCAAGAAGAGTTGTATTATCTTTAGAGGATAATAACTGGCAAGGTTTCAATCCTAGAACAGGACAGTATGTAGATATGCTATCAGAAGGAATCATTGATCCAACTAAAGTAACAAGACTAGCTCTAGAGAATGCAGCATCAGTTGCAGGAACAATGCTAATCACAGAATGTGTAATCACAAATTTAAAACCAAAAGATAAACAAGAAGAGATAGATCCTTCTCAGTTTATGTAATATTAATTAAACAAATAAAAAAAATGAACAAGCAAGAATTATTCGAACAAATCGATGAATTGTATCAAAGTTTTGTAGCAAGCCATAACGGAACTACTAAAAAATCACAAGCAGGAGCAAGAAAATCTATTGGAGAGGTTAAGAAATTAATCACGGACTATAGAAAAGCTTCAACAGCAGAGAGTAAATAAGAAGGGACCGAGAGGGGAGGGGGCGTCAAAACCTCCTCACCGAAGGTGTCACGCGCAAAATTAACCAATTAACAAACATATGACAATTTTAACATCATTTATTCTAGTAGTAGCTATCACAGCAATAGCTCTATTCATTGCATACAATGTGCAAAAAGGTACAAAAACCTTAAAAGAATTTAAAACAGACTTCGATAACAACGAGGAAGCTCAAGAGTTAGTACAGTTATCTAAAGAATTGTATAACAAAGACCTACGTCCAGTTACAGCAAAGAAAGCACCTAAGAAAGAAAAGGTAGCAGAAATAACACCAGAGGTTGTAGAGAAAGTAGTAGAGATTGCCCAAGTAACACCAGACACTACAACAGTAAACGTTGAAGCAGTAGTGGAATCAACCAAGCCTAAGAAAAAAAGAAAGTATTATCCAAAAGCTCCTAAGGGGAAGGCATAATGTCAGATTCAAGAGCCAAGTACGAGGAATTAAGAGAGAAGCCTACCTTTGTTGAAAATACAGAACAGCAAAGAAGCGTGGCCATTATTGTAGAAATTCTACAGGCAAGTGATCATACCTCTCTCACCAAGCACCTTTTATCAAAAGTGTTAGAAGTATCAAAGGAGGGTCCAAACCTTTCACCGGCCACTGTCTTTCAAATAGCAGCAGATGCTACAAAGGTAGATGAATTATGCAATGCAAAACAAAACTAAAATGGAACAACAACCAAGAATGAATCTATCGATTGATCAAACACTTCCGGTAGAATGCGAAAAATGTGGACACACCTTCTTTGAAGAAGCACTTCATATTAGAAAAGCATCGGGAATACTTACAGGTACAGGTCAAACAACCTACATGCCTATTCCGGTATTTGCGTGCAAGGCCTGCGGCCATGTCAACACAGAATTTCTTCCAAAGGAATTAAAAGGGTTGAATTCTGAGGAATAAACCAGACTTTACTTAAACTTCAAAGAGGCCTCGTGCCTCTTTTTTTTGTGCTATTTATATCAAAGAGTTACTATGAAAATTTTGTTACTACCAATTAGTTACGTCCTAACTAACTTAAAAAAATATTTTATGGGATTTTTCAGTATCTTTAAAAAATCAAATGATTACAATGAAAAGGTTGTAATTGGATTCATGTCATTCATGGTGATGGTAATTGCCATTGCAGTAGACCTTGTAACAGGTTACATGGGTAAAGCTTTAGAATTAAACGAGTACATCTTTGATGCATTCATGTACATCACATTAGGTTCATTCCTTCCAGATGTATTGGAGAAATTTGCAGCAATGAAAAACGGAGGTAAATCAAACAACGAAGAATAAAAATTAGATTATGAGCTTAAAAAGTTTACAAGAAAAAGTAGGAGTAACAGCCGATGGTGCTTTTGGTCCAGGAACAATGAAAAAAGCAATGGAGTTTTATAAATTAACTCCAGTAAGAGCAGCACATTTCTTTGCACAAACAGCACACGAAACAGGAGGGTTTAAAGCATTTGCAGAAAATCTAAACTACTCAGGAGATGGATTAAAAGGTATCTTTGGAAAATACTTTCCAGGTAACTTAAATGAACTATACGCTCGTAATCCTGAAAAGATTGCCAATAGAGTATACGGATCAAGAATGGGTAATGGAGCAGAAGCTTCAGGAGATGGATACAAGTTCAGAGGAAGAGGAGCTCTTCAATTGACAGGAAAAGAAAACTACAAAGCATTTTCAGATTATTTGAAAAAGCCAGAAATCATGACCAATCCAGATCTAGTAGCAACTACTTACTCTTTTGAATCAGCAATGTTCTTTTTTGATAAAAATAAATTATGGTCAATATGTGACCAAGGAGTGAACGATGCTTCAATCCTAGCTCTTACAAAAAGAATTAACGGCGGTACTCATGGTTTAGCAGATCGTTCTGAGAAAACTAAAAAATATTACGAATACGTTAAATAGGTAAATATAAGATGAAAACTTCACTATTAATCACATTATCATTGACAACAGCATTAGCATTTATTGGTACATATTTTATGCACCTAACAGCAGATAACATCGAACAATACCTTTCAGTAGGGTTGGTTGTCTTTGCTGATGGCTTCTTTGGTATATGGGCAGGAGTTAAGAGAGAAGGTTTTCAGACTTTTAAAGCATTAAGCGTATTAAAAACATTTGGCTTTTGGGTAGTAATGCTATCAGCTATCTTATCAATAGAAAAAGGATTTACTGGAACAGCTTGGTTAAGCGAGACTATTATGGCTCCCTTCTTAGTATTCCAGTTAATTTCTATTTTAAAAAATGCCTCAATGGTAGGTTTAGTAAAAAATGAATTAGCAGTTCAGATATTGGACAGACTAGATAAACACAAAGGAGAAAGAGATGTTACAGAATAAACAAAACTTATTACTGGTTATAGTAGTTGTATTAATTGGTTATAATATTTTCAATACAAATAGCATCAGAACAGATGTAAAAGGGTACAAAGCTGAAATAGAATTATTACAAACTAAAGTAGATTCAGCTAAGACAGTAAACAAACAAATCGATACTAAAATCGATTCAGTAAAAGAAAAGGTAGTTTCTATTTCAAAAGAAATACATCACATAGACAATACAATAACAATCGTAAAAAATCAAACAAATGAAAAAGCTGCTAATGCTGGTAAGTTTTCTAATGTTGAGCTTGAGCAGTTTTTCGCAAGCAGATACAACAAAAGTCTTACTCCCAACTAAAATTGCTAGACAAGTTGCAAAAGACCTTATTAGGTATGATGGTTGCAAACAAGAACTAAAACTTACTCAAGAAAAAATTATCAAGTTAGAAGAAAGAGAAGTACAAAAAGATACTATCATCAAGCTTCTAAACGATAAGGATGAGAACAATAAATACATCATTCATCAGAATGAACTTCAAATTGGACAGTACGAACATATGACTGACGATTTACAAAAAGAGTTAAAGGCCTCTAGAACAAAAACCTTCCTCTATAAAGTAGGAACATTTGTCGGATTGGCATTAGCACTCTACCTCTACTAAAATAATTAAATTAAGGCTTGCTTTTGCAGGCCTTTTTTCTTATATTATAGTTATATAAAATACGTTATGACAAAGAACAGTGATGTAAAACCTTTAGTAAAAGAGAAGGTTGTAAACAAAATGGTCGACCATCCTCAACACTACGGAGGTAAGGGAAACAAATACGAAGCCATAAAAGTAATTGAAGCATGGGACTTAGGTTTCTGTTTAGGAAATACTGTGAAGTATATCTCCAGAGCAGGAAAGAAAGATAACATAGTTCAAGAATTAGAAAAAGCTCTTTGGTATTTAAAAAGAGAAATCAAAACACTAAAGAAAAATGGCCAAGAAAATACTCAAGCAGGTAAGTCTAATTAAGGACTTCTGCAATCCAGTTATAGATTATAACATCAGCAAATCAATATCGTATAGTCAAACTCTAGCATACAATACTTGTCCGCACCAATGGGCATTAAAATATGTTAAAGGACTGCAGGAGTATAAGCCCTCCATTCATACAGTCTTTGGAACAGCCTTACACGAAGTTGTACAGGAATGGCTAACAGAACTCTATGAAGGGACTGTAAAGAAAGCAACTGAGATGGATCTTGGAGCACTTCTACATGAAAAGCTCTTTAGTATTTATGCTCAAGAAAAAGATAAGTACGGAAAACATTTCTCTACCTCTGAGCAGTTATCTGAGTTTCATAATGATGGAGTTGAAATATTGAATTACGTACGTAAGAAACGCTCTATTTACTTCGGTACCAAGTATTATAAGTTGGTAGGAGTAGAGATTCCTTTGATACATCAAATAGCTGAGAATATTTTCTTCAAAGGATTTATTGATATTGTTCTCTATGATGAGCAGGATGACAGGTATATCATTTTAGATATCAAAACATCAACCTCAGGATGGAATGATTATGCAAAGAAGGATGATAAAAAGCTAGCACAATTACTTCTCTATAAAGAATTCCTAGCAAGACAATTTGATATAGATGTTGATAAGGTAGATGTAAAGTACTTCATCGTAAAGAGAAAAGTACCTGCCGATCCAGAATATCCAGCCATGGGTAGAAGAGTTCAAGAGTTTGTACCACCTTCAGGAAAAATTAAAAGAGGACAAGCAACCACAGCTCTTACAAAATTTATTGACGATGCTTTCGATTCACATGGAAAGTATATTGATAAGGAATATGATAAGAAGCCATCCAAGTCCAATTGTATGTTCTGTGATTTTAAAGGTACAGAGCATTGCCATGCAGGTGTTTTGATATAAGGGTATATTTATATATACATATAATTATATAAACAATGAACACAAAAAAATTAACATCGGTTAAGGTAGAAGAGGATCTTCTACAAGAATTTAAAGAGCAATGCGTAAGAGATAAATTTTCTTTACAGAAGCTTGTAGACAGAGCAATTTTTCTTTATATTACAGAAGAGAGCTTTAAACAAAAATTACGCACACAAACAGATATTAAATTAAAATAGTTACATGAAAGAAAAATTTCGTTATGTTAAGAAAGAAGATCGTAAAAAGATACTTCTGTTATGCGATGATATTAGGATGCATTCCGGTATCGCAACGATGGCTAGAGAGATTGTTGTAGGAACATCTCATCACTTTAACTGGATCAATCTAGGAGCTGCAATTAACCACCCCGAAGCAGGAAAAGGATTTGACATCTCAGGAGAGGTTAATAGGTTAACAGGGCTAGAAGATTCAGATGTAAAGGTATTGCCTAACAATGGTTATGGAGATGCTATGCAAATTAGAGCTTTAATTGCACAAGAAAAGCCAGATGCTATTTTTATCTTTACAGATCCAAGGTACTGGGTATGGTTATTTGAAATAGAAAGAGAGATTAGAAATGAAATTCCTTTGATGTACTTAAACATTTGGGATGACTATCCAGCTCCTCTTTATAACAAACCGTACTACGAGTCATGTGATTTGTTAATGGCAATCTCAAAACAAACTAAAAATATTAATGAAATAGTTTTAGGAGAAGCAGTTGAGAATAAGATTTTAAAATATGTTCCTCATGGAATAAATGAAGAGCACTTCTTTCCAATGACCTCAGTAGATCAACTTGAGACTTTAGGTCAATTTAAAAAAGACTTATTTCAAGGAAAGGATATCGAATTCGTAGCATTCTTCAATTCAAGAAACATCAGAAGAAAATCTCCAGGAGATGTAATTCTATCTTATAGAATGTTCTGTGATTTAATCGGAGAAGAGAAAGCTAAGAAATGTGCTTTAGTAATGCACACACAGGCTGTAGATGAAAACGGTACAGACCTTTATGCAGTAAGAGAAGCAATTTGTGATGAGAGTTATGTAAATGTATTCTTCTCACAAGAGAGATTAGATACTCCACAAATTAATTTACTTTATAACATAGCTGATGTAGGATTGCTTATCACTTCAAATGAAGGATGGGGATTATCTCTAACTGAGACTATGATGGCAGGTAAAATGATCATAGCCAACGTAACAGGCGGTATGCAAGATCAAATGAGATTTACAGATGAGAATGGTGAGTGGATTAACTTCACTCCTGACTTCCCTTCTAACCATAGAGGTACTTATAAAGAGCATGGAGAGTGGGCAGTGCCTGTCTATCCTTCAAACATCTCAATGGTAGGTTCAGTTCCAACTCCATACATCTTCGATGATAGGTGTGCACCAGAAGACGTAGCTAAAGCTTTAGAAGAGGTTTACAACATGGGGAAAGAAGAGAGAGATAGAAGAGGATTATTAGCTAGAGAATGGGTAACATCAGATGAATCAGGAATGTCAGCACGTCAAATGTGTACAAACGTTATTGATGCAATGGATGAGACATTTGAAAAGTTTACTCCAAGATCTAGATTTGACCTATATAAAGTAACAGACAGACCAAAAAAATATATCACACATAAATTAATATACTAGTTATGAGTAAACCTACATTAGTAGTAAGCTGTCCAGTAGACACTTACTCAGGATATGGAGCAAGAGCAAGAGACTTTGTACAATCAATTATCGATACAGATAAGTACGAAGTAAAGATCCTATCACAAAGATGGGGAGGTACTAGATTTGGATATCTTAAAGATCATAAGAATGAATCTTTAGCCTCTAGAATTATACCACAACTAACACAACAGCCAGACATCTGGATTCAAATTACAGTACCGAATGAATTTCAAAAGGTTGGTAAATACAATATTGGACTAACAGCAGGAATTGAAACTACAATCTGTGATCCTTCCTGGATTGAAGGATGTAACAGAATGGACTTAGTATTAGTATCAGCACAACATGCTAAGAAAGTATTTGAAGATAGTAAATTCAATATGCAAGATTCAAATACAGGACAAGTAACAGGACAGTTAGCACTTAGTACAAAGGTAGAAGTTCTATTTGAAGGAGCTGATATAGAGAAGTATGCACCATTGTCATGGCCAGTCACATTAGATCTTTCAACTATACCGGAAATGTTCTGCTTCCTAACAGTAGGTCACTGGCTTCAGGGGTCTCTTGGAGAGGATAGAAAGAATATTGGATACACTATTAAAGCATTCTTAGAAACATTTAAGAATAAAAAAGATCAACCGGCACTTATTTTAAAAGTACAAGCAGGAGCAGGAACCTCTATCATGGATAGGGAAGCAGTGTTGGATAAAATTGATGCAATCAGAAAGACAGTAAAGGGAAAGTTACCAAACATTTACGTACTACATGGAGAAATGTCTGATGCTGAAGTAAATGAACTATACAACCACGGTAAGGTAAAGGCGATGATCTCTTTAACAAAAGGAGAAGGATTTGGAAGACCTCTACTAGAATTTAGTTTAATAAACAAACCAATCATAGCTTCAGGATGGTCAGGGCATATTGACTTCCTTGATAATCGATATACAAAACAAATAGGAGGAACTCTTACAAACGTACATCCATCAGCAGCTGTAGACAAAATGATCTTACAAGAAAGCCAGTGGTTTACACCAGACGATGCTCTTGTAGGAAAAGCTCTTAAGGATGTATTTGAGGATTATAAACCATATAAGGAATTAGCCAAAAGACAGGGGTATAAGAGTAGAACTGAGTTCTCGTATGATAAGATGAGAGAGACGCTAGATACTCTTCTAACACAGTACATTCCTGAATTCCCTAAGCAAGTACAGTTAAAGTTACCTCAACTTAAGAAAATAGAACTACCAAAATTAACTAAAATATAATGGAAGAAAAAATGTCAATCTGTCCACATTGTGGAGGAAATGCTTGCTATGAACAAGCAGTAACAGAAGAAGTAACAACAAGCTTTTGCTTTGGATGCGGGTATTCAACTTCAACTCTAATGGTTGAAGGAGGAGATTTAGTAAACAAAACACTAGAAGCATCACCAGAACTTTATAAAGATCTTATGTTTGTAAGTGAAGATAAGAAAGTATGGTTCCCTTCTACAGTTACTCTTCCAAATAAAGGAATGGTATTCTTAGACGGAACAGCAAAAGAGAATTGGAGATGGGCAGCAGTAACCTCAGTAGAGATTCTAGAAGAAGAGAAAGCTAAATTTCCAAAAGGTCAGACAACTAAAATGGATATGAAAAATATCAAACATTTTGAGAAAGAAGATTTTATGGAAGCATTAGATGCTATCAAATTCTTTGATGTAGAAGTTGCTGAATCAGAATAAATTTCTTATCTTAATAGGATGAAAATAAGTTATGCAATAACAGTTTGTAATGAGTTGGAGGAGATTAAACGCTTAGTGACTTTCCTCCTTCTTACTAAACGTAAAGAAGACGAAGTAGTTATTTTATTTGATGAGAAGAACGGAACAGATGAAGTATTTGATTACATAGAGTCTCAAGTTTATCACTGTGAAGTATTCTGTGAAAAGTTTGAAGGACACTTTGCTGATTGGAAAAATGAACTTACATCACACTGTACAGGAAAGTACATCTTTCAAATAGATGCAGACGAACTTCCAACTGAAGACCTTATTGTAAACCTTCCGTACATCTTAGAAGTTAATCAAGATGTAGATGTATTTCTTGTACCAAGAATTAATACAGTAGAAGGACTAACACTTCAACATATTCAGAAATGGGGATGGAATGTAAATGATAAAGGTTGGGTAAACTTCCCAGACTACCAATGGAGAATTTATAGAAATGATCCTAGTATAAAATGGAAGAACAGAGTACACGAAGTACTAGAAGGATTTAAAACATCCACACTACTTCCAGCAGAGGAGATGTATTGCCTATATCATCCAAAGACAATCGACAGACAAGAGAAACAGAATAATTATTACGATACATTATAAATTAGTTATGGATAGTATTTTAAATTTAGTACAAGAGTACATTACAAAGAAGGATAGCGAGAAGAAATGGGTAGCAGGAGAAGACTTAGTTCAATATGCTGGACCTTACTTCGATGGTCAAGAAGCTCAAGCGGTTGTTAGGACTATGCTTGAAGGATGGTTAGTTCTAGGAAAAGAAGGAGCAATGTTTGAAAGACGTTTCCCTAAAAAATTAGGGCAGAAGACTGGAGTCATTGTTAATAGCGGTTCAAGTGCTAATTTACTAATGATGTTAGCCTTAACATCTAAGAGAGGAATGAACTTACCAAAAGGTACAAAAGTAATTACTCCAATAGCAGGATTCCCTGCAACACTTAGTCCTACTATTCAAGTAGGCTTTACACCAATCTTTGTTGATATTGAATTAGAATCTCTTAATCTAGACTTAGATCAAGTAGAGCAAGCATGCATTGATCATCCGGATGCAAAGATAATTACATTTGCTCACGTATTAGGTAATCCACCTAACATGGATCGATTAATGGAAATTGTAAACAAATATAATTTAATTCTATTAGAAGACTGTTGTGATGCTTTAGGAACGACATACGATGGTAAGATGTTAGGATCATTTGGTAAAATGTCTTCATGCTCATTCTATCCAGCACATCACATTACAATGGGTGAAGGAGGATTTGTAGCTTGTGGAGATGCTCATACAGAAAAGATACTAAGAAGTTTTAGAGACTGGGGTAGAGGGTGTTTCTGTCAAGGTAAAGCAAATGCTTTAGAATGTGGTTCATGTGGTATTAGATTTAGTAATTGGTTACCAAGTCTTCCTAATGAGATCTTTGATCACAAATATACTTATGAAGAGATTGGATACAATTTAAAACCTACAGAGTTACAAGCAGCAATGGGTAATGTTCAGTTAGGTAAGTTAGAAGAGATTGGAGTACTGAGAAGAAGAAATCATAAAGCAATTGTTGACATCTTTAAGAAGTATGAAGATAAATTTATCCTTCCTAAAGCTACAGATAAATCAGATCCAGATTGGTTTGCAGTAGCATTAACATTAAGAGACGGAGTAGGATTTACAAGATCTGAATTCTGTCAATACTTAGAAGCAAATAAGATTCAAACAAGACCTTACTTTGCAGGTAACATTATGTTACAGCCAGGCTATTCACATTTAATTGATTCAAAAGAAGTTATTGAGAAATATCCAGTATCAAGAAAAGTAACAACAGATACTTTCTTCTTAGGATGCTCACCAATCATTACATTGGAACAAATAGAATACATTGGAACAATTGTAGATAAATTCTTCAGTAAATAGTATGAAAAAATTTGTAATAAGTACACATGGGTTTGATATGGGAATAGGAGGCTTAAAGGTTTTACATAAACTTTGTCACCTTCTAAATGAAAATGGATACGACGCATATCTAATACCAGTAAATTTTAATGAACCATTCGGCATGTATGAGGGGTATAATACCAAAATGATTACACAAGACATACTAGATAATCTGGAAGAGGCCATAGTAGTGTACCCTGAAAGCTGGAACGGTAACTACCTCAATGCACCAAACGTAGTTAGGTGGATGATAGGACCTCCTACCAAGGATGTTGCTGCTACATGGTCTAGCAAGGACCTATGGTTTTGGTATATTCCTTTTTATAAGTCTTCTGAGTTTACTAAGCATTTAGAAAATCAACTGTATATAGGAGAGCAGCATAGGGATATCTTTTTTAATAGAAACTTAGAAAGGACTATTACTAGTTGGACTTTAAGAAAAGCTCAAGGGTTAGTACAAGAAGTAAATTACAAACACCCTAAGGATAGTTTGTTTCTTCCGTATCATGCAGCAGGAGATTTAGCCTCTCTTTCTGATATATTTAATAGATCTAAAGCATTCTACTGCTACGATACATATACCTACTTAACAATACAGAGCCTACTATGCGGTACAGAGGCCATAGTGCTTCCAAATAGTTGGACCGAGAAAGAACATTTTCTAAAAGGATTTGCACTAAGCAAGTATGTAGCCTATGGAATAGACGATCTACCCAGAGCCAGAAGTATCCGTAATGAATTTTTAGAAGAAGTAGAAGAGATTGAAACATTAACAATAAAACAGTTACATGAATTTACAGAAAAATGCTCTACCTACTTTAGCTGAGTTTAGCTTCTTGATCGTAACTGCAGCAAGAGATGAGAATAGACTAAGAGAAGCCTACAGGTCAATAAGGCTACAATACCCGGAAAATGAAATAGTAGTAGTATATGATAACACTGGTGTTTTATTACTAAATAGAGAAGATATAAACCTACTGGAGATTCCAACTTCGGAAAGAGTGTATGTTAGTAGGGGATATAATATAGCATTAAAAAACTGCTCTAAGCCATATTTTGTATTTCTACATGATGATACTTTTATTGCTCCTAACTTTCTAGAAAACATATTACCCCATATAAGCGAAAGTCAGTTTTGTAACTTCACTGCAATAGAGCCTCCAGTATTTGGCAACATCGATTCAGCAACAGCACCAATTAGGGATTTTGGTAGAAGCTTAGATACGTTTGTAGTAGAGAACTTTAATAAATATACAGAAAAGTATGTACAGACCTTAGAACACAGAACAGTAGAATCTCCTTTTGGAGGATTTTTTATGGTGGGAAGTACTAAGAGTATATTAAGTATAGGAGGATTTGATGAAACCTTTCAACCCTATTTCTTTGAAGACAGTGACTTAATGGTACGGCTACACCTAGCAAACTTTAGGTTTATACAGGTACTAGATAGTTTAGTATATCATATGGTAAGCCTAACCTCTAGAGGAACTCCGGAGAGTAGGGTAGCTGAGAGTATCACTCATAAGTTGTTTGTTAAGAAATGGAAGGTAGAATTCAATTACTTCAGACAGTATACAATGTCAGCAGGTATTCCATATAAGAAGATACCAGTCTTAATTAAACACACAAACTGTAGTGAATCATTACAAGAGTACCTATCCTTAATAAGTGAACCTAGTACAGTAGAGCTAATAGTAGACGGACTGCAAATATCTCAAGAAGATGTAGGATATATACAATCATTACCGTATATTATACAGGATACAATACTATCAGGTAGCTACCAACTGGGAAGTATGCAACTAAATTTTAACTAAATAACATAAAAAGATAATTTTATAAAGATGAAAAAAGTAGTTTACGTTACCGGTTGTTTAGGATTTATTGGATCCTACGTAACAAGGAAGTGTTTAGATAGAGGATGGTACGTTAAGGGAGTTGATAAGAAGACCTATGCAGCTAATAAAGACTTATTAAAAGAGTTTAAAGAGTATGAAAACTTTTCATTTGTAGATTGTGATATAAATGATTTGAAGTTCCTATATGACTGTGACTATATAATTAATACAGCAGCTGAGACTCATGTAGGAAACTCTATAATGGATTCGGATGTATTTGTACATTCAAATGTAAATGGAGTTCACAATCTACTAGAGTTAATAAAAAATCATAGAGGAGAGAATGCTACTAAGCCTACACTCCTTCACTTTAGTACAGACGAAGTTTATGGAGATATCGAAGAAGGAGAGCATATCGAGACTGACATACTTAAACCATCTAATCCATACTCAGCTACTAAAGCTGCAGCAGATATGCTAATAACAGCTTGGGCAAGAACTTACAAACTTCCTTATATTATAATAAGGCCAACAAACAATTACGGAATAGGGCAGTATGTAGAGAAGTTAATACCTAAAGCCTGTAAGTACTTACGACTTGGTAAAAAGATTCCTCTACACAATAACGGTACTCCAATTAGAAACTGGCTCCATGCCCAGGATACAGCTGAGGCTGTAATTAGAATTATTGAATCAGGAGTGCAGAATGAAATCTATAATATTTGTGGAGGATTTGAGCAAACTAATTTGGATACTATTAAAAAAGTTCTTATATTGTACTATAAGGATTTAGGAGTAGACATAGAAGCTAACTTAGACCTAAAATGTAATAGACAAGGACAAGATGTTAGGTATGCCTTAAATGATGATAAATTAAGAGCATTAGGATGGAAACCTACAATTGACTTTGACTTGGAATTAAAAAATGTTGTAGAATATTATAGAGAAAAATTCATATGGTAAAAGTAAGTGATGTAATCGTTCAATACCTTAAAGCTAATAAGATAGAGATTGTATTTGGAATAATTGGCTCAGCTAATTCTCACATATTCAATTCGATATTAGAAGAAGGAAGTATCAAATTGGTATCGGTACATCATGAACAAGCCGCTGTAATGGCTATGGGAGCTTATTACCGTTCAACCGGAAAGATGGCTGTTGCATTAGTAACAGCAGGAGGAGGAGCATCAAATGCTTCAACAGGAATTCTTTCCAACTGGGCTGACTCCATTCCAGGAATAACTATCTCAGGACAAGAACAATCCTACTACTTAGCTGAATATAAAGATATGAGAATGTTTGGAGTACAAGGTTATGATGCAACTAAAGCATATGAAAACTGTACTAAAATGTCTTATGTACTTACAGAAAATACCTTACATTCAATAATGCCTTTTGCATTTGCTTTAACACAAGAAGGTAGACCAGGGCCAGTATTCCTGGAAGTACCTTTCGATGTTCAAAGTAAAATGATAGAAGAAGTAGAAATAAAAGTAACTCCAATTGTAGAAATATACCCTGAGACTTCTTCTGATACAGACTATATCCTCTCTGCACTTTCACAAGCAGAGCGACCAGTTATACTAGGAGGTCACGGCGTTAAGCTAGCTAAAGCAGAAGAATTATTTAAACAATTTGTAGGAGACTATAACATACCAACAGTATTAAGCTGGTCAGCAGTAGACTTACTTGATGATAATGATCCTAACTATTTCGGAAGACCAGGAGTACAGGGTCAGAGAGCAGCTAACTTTATAGTACAGAACTCTGATTTACTAATTGTATTAGGAAGCAGACTATCATTACTTCAGACAGGCTACAAAAGAGAAGACTTTGCTCCATATGCTAATATCATTCATGTTGATGTAGATGATACAGAAATTAATAAGTTCAACGGAAAGAATATAAAAGCAGATGTAGGAGAATTACTTACAAGTTTAAATTCTAAATGGAAAGCTGAGATTGAAATAGAGGAATGGATACAATACTGTAATCAAATTAAAGAAAAGTATCCTTTAGTAATGCCTGAGCATTTAGCAGACCCTACCAATTCATATACATTTATTGATAAATTCTCACAAAAAGTATCGGACAATTATACAATCGTTACTGATATGGGAACAGCTTTATTAAGTGGATTCTATGGATGGAGAATTAAACCTAACCAAAAGATGTTTACCTCTCTAGGATTAGGAGAGATGGGATATGGATTAGCAGCAGCAGTTGGAGCTGGATTTGGAGAAAGACCAGTGATGTGTTTAAATTGTGATGGAGGTATGATGATGAACATACAAGAGTTACAAACAATTAAGACACATAACCTTCCAGTAAAGATTATCATATTCAACAATGACGGATACTTAATGATCAAACATACTCAGAATATGTTATTTAAAGGAGCACGTACTTGTGTTGACAAAGAGACAGGAGTAACACTTCCTGATTATAAAAAAGTAGCACATGCATTTGATTTTGAATACTTCACAGAAGATAACGTAGATGACTTCTTAGCATTTGAAGGCCAGGCTATCATGGAAGTATTTATGGATCCAAATCAAGAATTTATTCCTAAGGTAAGAGGAATGAAGCTAGAAGATAGTACAATCCAAGCAGGACTATTAGAGGAGATGTCTCCACTTCTTCCGTTAGAAGAAATAGAACAAGCAATGGTTGCAGGAATTAACCAAAGAAGTAAAACAGTTGTAAGATGAAAATAAAAGTAGCAATTATTGGTACAGGTAATATCGGAACAGATTTATTACTCAAAGCCTTAAAGACAGACTTCATGGATGTAGTAGCATTCGTAGGTCGTAGATTAGATTCAGATGGAATGCTAACAGCTAAGAAATACAATGTACTGATATCAGATCAAGGTATTCAATACTTTATTGACAATCCAAAGTGTTGTGATGTAGTTTACGATTGTACCTCAGCAGCAGATGCTATTGAACATGCTAAGATATTTAAAGACCAGGAAATAAAAGTAATTGACCTAACACCAGCCAAGGTAGGAGATATGTGCGTACCAGATGTTAACTCTGAGATTATATTGACAGATGATAATGTAAATATGATTACTTGCGGAGGACAAGCTTCAATGCCTATGCTTCATTTACTATCAAAAGAGTGCATAGGATTAGAATACATCGAAGTAGTATCACAGATTGCATCTAAGAGTGCAGGAATGGCTACAAGAATAAACGTAGACAATTACATTCAAACAACTCAGAAAGCTATAACAAAGTTTACTGGTTGTTCAAATAACAAAGTAATACTAAACCTTAACCCTGCTGAACCCTGTGTTGATATGCAGACAACTATCTTTATCAAAGCAAAGAAAGTTAATTTTGAAAATCTAACAGAGAAGGTCTTAGAAAAAATTGAAGAGTTAAGAACATACATTCCATATTACGAAATGGTGCTTCCTCCAACTATGAACGATAATGGTGTAGTTGTAATGAGTATTAAAGTAAGAGGTACAGGAGACTATCTTCCAGCCTATGCTGGTAACCTGGATATTATTAACTGTGCAGCAATTAAAGTAACAGAAAGATTGGTAAAATGAGAAAAGTAATCATAACAGATTCAAGTCTTAGAGATGGAAATCATAGTGTTAAGCATACTATAAGTTTAGATAGTATAGCAAGGTATTGTCAATTTGCTGATAGAGCTGGCGTACCAATTGTAGAGGTAGGTCACGGAAATGGATTAGCAGCATCCTCTTTACTTGTAGGTAAGTCTGTTAATACAGATGAAGAGATGCTAACAACTGCTAGAAAGAATCTAAAGAATTCTAAACTAGGAATTCATATGATACCAGGACTAGCAACACTAGAACATACTAGGAGAGCAATTGATCTAGGAGTAGATGTAGTGAGAGTGGCAACACATTGTACAGAAGCAACACTATCTAAATCTCATATTGAAGCACTAGCAAAAGCAAATGTAGAAGTGTTCGGAGTATTGATGATGAGTGCTTTAATTACTCCTCTAGAATTATTAGAGCAAGCTAAAATAATGGAAGGGTATGGAGCTAAGGCTATTATTATAATGGACTCTACAGGAACATATCTACCATTTGATGTACAGCAGAGAATTGCCCTACTGACAAGCAATCTAAATATTGCAGTAGGATTTCATGCTCATAACAACTTAGGATGTGCAGTAGCCAATTCCCTAACAGCAGTAGAATTTGGAGCAGACTATATTGACGGATGTATTAGAGGATTTGGAGCCGGAGCAGGAAATGCACCACTAGAAATACTTATACCAGTATTAGAGCAAACAGGCTTTCAAGTAGGAATAAACTTCCAGGAGACGATCAAAGAAGCTGATAATGTAATGAACTACTTAGTTCCATCAGCTCCTATCACAACTCCAATTAACATACTAACCGGACTTAAGAAACTATTCTCAGGATTTGAAAAGCCTATCGTAAGTGCTTCTAAGTTGTATGGAATAGAATATTCATCTCTTATCTTTGAATTAGGTAATAGAAAGTTGGTAGCCGGGCAAGAAGATCTTATCTTAGAGGTAGCACAGAAGCTAAAGAAGAGATAGATGAACATATTAATTACAGGAGGGAATGGATTCTTAGGATCTAATATTGTTAGAAAGCTGTTAAAGGAAGGACATAGTGTCTACTTATTTTCAAACAATACAAATAACATAGAGGACATACTTCCTCAAGTTTTATTTGACTACAGTAGTACTAATTCACTACCTATGTTTAAGAAGAAAATAGAGACATTTTCACCAGACATAGTAATACATTGTGGATGGAGTGGAGGAAATAGTTACGCAGATACTAATAGTATGGATCAGTTTTATGAAAATGTAGATCCAAGTATCTCTCTACTACAACTACTAAGTAAGCTCAAGAAGAAGCCTAAGTTTGTAGGTTTTGGAAGTTTTGCAGAGTATGGAGAGATGTTCAATCCAGTAAGTGAAACAGTCCAAGAAGTTCCTACAAACCTATATGGACTATCAAAGTATACTTTTAAGAAGTATAGTGAAATGATATGCAACCAACACAGTATAGAATGGGTATGGATAAGGCCCTGCTACGTTTACGGACCAGGAGATGTAAGCACAAGACTTCTTCCTAGTATAATTAAGAAGTTCTTAAGGAATGAAGCAGTAATACTTGATGAGTGTACTTCTACTGTAGATTATATTTATATAGATGATTTTGTTAATTCAATTTATTTTCTTATATTAACAAAACATACAGGAGTGTACAACATATGCTCAGGAAAACAATACAAGATAAGAGATATAGTTGAGCAAGTTCATAAACAAATTGAGAGTAGTAGTACTATTGAATTTAGTGCTAATCTAAAAAGAACCTCTACATACTCTTATGTATGTGGGGACAGACGAAAGATTGATGCTGTTGCAAATATTCCAACTCAGATATCTTTAAATGAAGGATTAGTTAAAACAATAACATATTATAAAGTAAGAAAATGAAAAACGAAGTTGTAGTAAAAGAAGGAGGCTGGATTTGGCCTAAGAAGGATGAGAGAAGTTGGCAAGGTCAAATAAAACAAAAGGAACTAGCTCAATACATACTTCCCTATGTAGTGAAGAATGATGTAATGATACAAGCAGGTGGTAATTGTGGATTCATTCTAAGTACCTTTGTTCCCTACTTTAACAACATCTATACATTTGAACCAGATCCAATAAACTTTTATTGCTTGAATCAGAATGTTACAGCACCAAGTGTTATTAAGATGCAATGTTGCTTAGGAAAAGAAAGTACACCAGTAGCTGTACAACATCTACAAAGAGGTATAGGAGAGGGAATAGACATAGGGGGAGTACATGTTAGTGGAGTAGGGTTTACTCCTACTATTGTTATCGACAAATTAAACCTACAGGCATGTGACTTAATTCAACTAGACATAGAAGGGTATGAACTCAATGCACTACTGGGTGCAGTAGAGACTATTAAGAAATATAAACCTGTACTATGTATAGAGTTCTGTGAAAACTGGTTAAATAGGTATGAAGCTACGTCAGATAGTGTTGAAACTCTTTTAGTTGAATTAGGATACAAACATGTAGAATCGTACCAAGCAGATAGAATTTACATAACACAATAGGTTACATATATACATACAATGGAAAATTCAATTAGTTTTTGCATCAATACAGCAGTAGATGAACTACCTTATTTAAAACTACTAATGAAGTCGTTAAAAGAAAATCTTAAGTACGACCACCACGAGGTAATTGTGTTTGTTGATTCTGATAATCAAAAAACCTTCGAATGGCTGACTACTCAAAAGTTAGAGTTTAAGAATCTAAAAATACTTAAAAACATACTCCCAGTATGTTATGGCCCTATTAGGAATATAAATGAAATGTTTAAATTTGCTTCTCATGAAATAGTTTCTTACCTACAGTCTGATATGGTTGTTTCTAGAAACTATGATGAGTATCTCTTAAAGCATATTAAACCTAATACGATACTATCTAGCACTAGAATTGAACCACCACTACATGGACCAGGTCCTGAGAAGCATACTGTGAACTTTGGACTAACTCCCTCTGAGTTTGATTATGAGGGGTTTTTAAACTACTGTGACATATGTAGAGAAGATAAAACAACAAGTTACTATTTTGCACCATTTACTTTATATAGAGAGATTTGGAACACTATAGGAGGGCAAGACAACACCTTTAGACGGTCAAGAGATGACTCTGATATTTTAAATAGGTTTATACTTTCAGGAGTAGAGATTGTTCAAACATGGGAAGCACTGGTATACCATTTTACTTGTACTTCTAGTAGAGGACCGGGCTGGCATGAGCCAAGTAATACAAAGGCACAGGAAAAGTTACAACTCCAAGCAAGAGCAGATAAGGTAGAACTTACTAGAATATTTAGAAAGTGGGGAGAATTTAGCCATGGACATCCAACACCGTACTACTATAATATAGTCTCAGAAATTAATATAGATATAGATATAGGTAACTTAGAGTTATTTAAAAACGTTGAGATGTTTTTTATAAAAAACTACATAACTTCTAAAAAACTATATAACGAGTTTATAAATGAGAATGAACATCTATATGCTAATATACTTTACAAGTACTCTCAAGAACAGTGGGAGGAGTACAAGTACATGTGCAACATAGAGAGATTAGAGGATAGAGTTTGTATAGGAGAACCAGAAGGAGATGTGGTAGTTTCATTTAACCTTAGTAGTATTAACCAAAATACATTTAATAATGTACTAAGTAAGTTACAACACATAATACACGAAGCAGAACCAGGTGATTATGAATTCGAAGGATTTACTTTCTCAATAAAGAACAAAGAGAATATTATAGAGACTAAACTTAAAGTAAACAATCCTGATATAAAACCAGAACATCTATATAAGGTATACTAGAAAATAAACTATTTATAACAAAAACATATGAGCTTAATCAACGAAATAAAAGAGATGCTATCAGAAGTTACCAAAGTAAACTTCAAAGGAAATAAATTTGTCCTTAAGATAGATGTAAATGAAGATCCAAATAAGAAAGGAATTAAAGTACAATTCCTTCCAACAACATTCTCAGGTATGTCTAAACAACAACAAGACGATATCGCTATGGACTTAGGAGCTAAATTAAATCAAGGATTAGCACCTCTAGGGTTAGCAGTAGAGAGAGACAGAGAGTTAAAGGATAAGACAATTGTAGGCTTCTTTATCTATATCGAATATCTAGATAAGATTATTATCAATGCTCTAAATCAAGCAGCACAAACAAGTAACGACTAAATAAAAAAGATATGCCACAGTTTTGTTTTTATTCAAAGAATAACCCTACACAAGAACCAGTAGGAGTTCTACACGCAGCAAGTAGAGAAGAAGCAATAAAATTCTTCTCATTGTCAAAACAATTATCAACAAATGATTTTCTAACAATTTTCGAAGTAAAAAACTATACGTATGGAGCTCAAGAAGGAATTAAGGAAAACGCTAAACAATTACTTAAAGGGTAATATTAGGATAAAAGAAAGAGATATGGCTAGAGATACAATGGAAAAGAAACTTTTTATCGAAAGCATAATCCTTTTAAGAGAGATAGAAGATAGAAGAGACTTTATGGAGGAAGAGATTGGAATGGATATGTCTATGTATGAAGAGAAGTTCTTACAGATTATAGAGAATCTATTTAAAGTTCATTTTACAAAAGAACAATTTGCTTTAATACAATACTACCTATATAAAGTTCCGGAGATTGAAGATTGGGATGGAAAGATTGATATTACAGACGGAAAGGAAATGATTACTGTTGACTTTGAAACTCCTGATCAAGTATGGAATGTTATATCCAGCTTAAAATAAATAAGAAAATAGTTGCTAGATAAGACTATTGTTCGTATATTTAGGTATAAATAATAAATTAAAACGGTTATGAGCTTAGAACAAATTAAATGTACAAGGTGTAGGAATGATATGCCTAAACTTAGATTGGACAATTACGGATACGATTTCTGTATAGAATGTTCAGATGTAAAGCCTAAGGTAGGACGTATTAGAGTAGTTGGGGAAGGAGACTATACAGTCACTGAACTTGATATCTTAGACCAGGATACAGCTAGAAGACTTCAAGAGCTGGAGAATACCTCTAGAGGAGTTAGAAATGTTCCATTAGAGATCTTAAACTTTGATGAGGATGAAATGTCTGACGACAGTAGAGCAATCTCAGAAGCTACAGACAAAGCATTAGAAGGTGAATTAGAAGTCTTAGATGATGAAGAAGACTTAGAAGACCTAGAAGATGTTGAAGATGTAGAGCTTGAAGACGAAGACGACGAATAGATGCCACCACCAAAATTCATATCGAAAGATGATTGCTTAAGAGCAATGCAAAATACTAGAAGTAACCGAGGAGCAGCTCGGTTTCTTCGATGTAGCTTTGTACACTATAAGAAGTATGCTAGAACGTATGTTAATGATCAAGGAGTAACTCTATGGGAGGCTCATAAGAATCAATCAGGCATAGGTATTCCTAAATATCTTCCTAACAAAGGTAAGCAAGCACCTCTTAAAGAATTGATTGAAGGGAAGATATCAGTAGCTTCTTTTGAGCCGGCTAAGATCAAACAGAGATTAATCTTTGAAGGCTATTTAAAAGAGGAATGTAATCGATGTGGCTTTCATGAAGAGAGAGTAACAGATCATAAGATACCTTTGATACTTCAATTTAGAGATAAGAACAAAGTCAACTACGAGCTTTCTAATATAGAGCTTATGTGTTACAATTGCTCTTTCCTATACTCTGTATCACCTATCACCGATAGACAAGTAGCAGCAGCAGAGGATTCTGTAGACAGACAAGTAAGAGATTTTGATTGGGAGGTAGATGATGCAATGAAAGAGCATTTAGAATCATTAGGACTTTGGAATGAAGTACCAACAGATGGTTCACAATACATCTCAGAAAACTATAAAGGGAATGAAAAAGAAGACTAAGCCCTCTAGGGAGAGAATTGTAGCTAACAAGCTTGTCAAACAATCTGAACAGAATGAAAAGCTGAGAGAGAAAACAATTAGTAATTCTTTTTGGAAATTATTTAGGAAATAGTTGCTAGAACAAACCTTTGTTCGTATATTTAGGTATGGAAAAAACAGGTGCAACAGTAAAGAAGCTTCATGACTTTAATACCTCAGGAGTATTAGAAGTATGTATAAAAGGTAACTGGTATAGGACTACTTGTAATGATTTTAGATCATTCGATGGTAAGAGAAGAATAACTGAGCCAATCAAACAGCCAGGTATAGGGGATAGTTTTAATGATATAGAATTTAAGACCTATGACTATAACGGTCCAGTATATGTTCTTCAAACAAACTTAGAAGTAATCAGAATGGATACAGAGACAATTGTAACTAATCCATATATTGAATCAACACAAAAATCTTTACCTAACAGCAATCGTATATGAAAAAATTAGTATTCAGATCCACAGATGAATTCTCAGAATTCTTTAAAGGAAAGAGCCCAGAGCTTACAAATGCAATAGTACATTCTATAAGAGAGGCTTTCATGTTTCATAAGAAGACAGCCAATCTATTTGAGATTACTTTTGATGAGAGTGATTCCGTATTTGAAATATCGCTATCGCATAAGGAATGGATAATAGCATTAGAGAATTGTCTTTCTCACTATGAGGAGTGGGAGATGGGAGACGACGCAATAGATACATTTTTATTAATTAAAGAAATAAAAACATGGTAAAGCCTTATACTAAAACATTTACATGTGATATCACAGGAATTATAACGACCTACACTTACAACGGTGCTAGCATTGTAAATGGTATCATAAAAGCAGAGTTCGAATATCCTAAAGAATACTTAGATGAATTCAATAAAAAGGAAAAAAGACAGAGTAATCTTCCGAAAACAAAACAAATGTTCTTAAATCCTGCAACAGGAAAAGAAGTGGGATATTACAGAGCTAAGAATTTAGGCCTTGTAAAATAAATTAAAAAAAGTTTGTATATTAGTTGCTAGAACGAATCTTTGTTCGTATATTTAGGTATAGAAATCAATTAAAAACAATAAGTTATGTTAGCAAAATTCAACACAGGTTTAGATTCTTACCTTTCAAAAGATCAAGTAAAAGCTTTAGCACCAGTAGCATTCGCTACAGCACCAACAAGTGATAAAGTTAGTAAGGATTACTTACTAGTAAATACTGAGACTATCATCGATGACTTAGAAAAGTTAGGATGGCTTCCAGTTACAGCCTCTCAAAGAAAGGCTAGAAAGTCTGAAAAGGCTACAATCTTCTCCAAGCACATGGTATCCTTTCAGAATCCAGATCTTATGATCAAGGGTAAGAATGGTGATGATGCTTTTCCAAGAATCATTTTAACGAACTCCCATGATGGATTTAATTCTTTTCAGTTTAGAATTGGAATCTACAGATTGGTATGTTCAAATGGATTGGTAGTAGCTGACGAGGAATTCTCAGCATTCAGAATACGTCACACAGGATATACCTTCGAAGAATTAAGAGGAGTAGTAGCACAAGCAGTAGCTGATCTTCCTAATAAGGTAATGATTTTAAATCAAATGCAGTTGAGAGAATTGTCTCCAGTAGAGCAAAGACAGTTAGCTATCGATGCAATGCAATTGAGAACAAATAGAATCGATGCTGTATGGGATGAAGAAACTATTCAAGACGTTTTAACTCCTATAAGAGATGCTGATAAAGGAAATGATCTTTGGACAGTCTTTAATGTAATTCAAGAGAAGATTACTCAAGGAGGATATTCAGCAGCATTGAATGGTGCTAAGGTTAGAAAGGTTAGAAAGATCAAATCATTCGAGAAAGATCTTAAAGTGAATCAAGATTTATTCAAGCTAGCAGTAGCATTAGTAAACTAATGGATAGAGCAAAGTATATACAGATGAGAAAATCAGGCCAGTATGATCTGGCTTGGTTTTACCAATACTTCCTGGAGAATAAGGATAAGAATAGAGTAACACCTCCCTTTGAAATATTTCAACAAGCCTTCAATATGTACTTCCAAATGAATGGAGCATTTATTCTAGAGCATATGGACAAGAAGATGGATGTATCAAAGATAGAAGATCAACAAGGAAATTTAATATACATAAACTAAACATGGAAGGAAAAGTAAAAACACCGAAGGAATTAATGGCAGACTTAAAAGGAAATTACATTCAAGTAATTAAAAAGAATGGAAAGACTCACGATAAGCTTTATAAAGATCCTCAGAGAGCAATCAGAGGAGTAGGAGGAGTAGAATATGTAAAGTACTTAAGAGAAGTTCTTAAAGAGCAAGTCAATTCAAGATACACAGAAGTAGATTCATTAACAGGAACACCAGAAAACGAATTATAATGGTAGAAAAAGTAGGATTAGCAGTAATGGCAGCTTTAGGAGTTGCAGTACTAACAGCAGTATTATTGGCTTGGCCAACACAGTGGCTTTGGAATAACGCTCTAGTAGGAGCAGTGGATGGAATCAATCCAATAGGATTTTGGCAAGCATTAGGACTTACATTCCTTTGCAATATATTATTCAAATCAACATCAAATAGTAAATAAGATGAAGACAAAAACAATTTTAAAAGCAATTGGATTTTTTATAGGATGGTTGTTATCATTCCAATTAATAGGTGTGGGAACATATCTAATGAATCAACCAAGCAATCTTTCATTTACATTTGGAGTATTAGCAGCACTATCAACAATTGGAGCCATAGGGTACTTTGCATGGAACTTAGGAGGGTACATGGGTAAGTTATCAAAGGAGTATCTAGAGAGTAAAGAAGTTAAGCAAGAAGAGCCTGAGCAAGAAGTAGAAGAAGAAGTTAAACAAGTTAAACAAGAATAGTTATGGTATTTTTAATAGTAGTTTTAGTAGTACTGCTGCTTATATTCACAATAGTACTGGGAATATTTTTAGCAGAGAATGACGGTATATTAGATGACCAAACCGTAAAAGATTATCTAGATAAATTAGGAGATAGCTTTAACGTATACATCTCAGAATACACTCACAGAATAGATCCAACATATTCAGCAAATGTAAAGAAGAGTATTGAACAATCTCCTGCAGTAATTCGATTAGTTTTCCCATATCACATAGAGTATGTAGGAGCAATTCCAGCATGGAGTAAATCAAAGCCTAGAATTGATGCAATGTTTGGACAAGGAACAAAAAGCAATTGGAAGAGAAAAAAATTAGGATTAGAGTAGATTTATCGAAGTAAGTTTCGTATCTTTAAGTATTATTAAAAACAAATAAAAGTAAACAATTAAATTTAAACAAAAGTAGTTATGAACAGAATTTTAGTAGTAGTAGCGTTGATCTTAGTAACATTAGGATTAGCAGGGTCATGTAAGATTGCCGATTCGGCAGAAGTAGCATTAGTGGTAGATCAAATTGGAACCAATAAAGGAGTTCCCAACATTGAAATGGCAAGTGGATTTATTTTCTATTTCCCGCCAACACAAGATGTATTTATGTATCCAACATCAGTTCAACACAAGGTATGGACAGCATCAGTAGATGAAGACTCTCCAACAGATGAGCATATTGATGTAACGTCAGCAGATGGAGCGACATTTGGATTAGATGTATCTATTAACTTACAATTGCAGAGAGCAAGAGCAGCTGAATTATTTATCAAGTATAGAGTTGATATGGAAGATCTAATTAATTCAAGAGTAAGAACTATAGTTAGAAAAGAGTTACTAGACAATGCAGTTAACTTCGCTTCAGATAGTTTATTACAGCATAGAAATATCTATGAAGGTAATGTAACAAGATCTTTAACAGCTTCTTTAGAGAAGGAAGGATTCACATTAAATAACATTGCAATTCTTAAAATGCAATTGCCTAAATCATATAAAGCAGCTATTGAAAGAAAGATTGCAGTATTACAAGAGACAGCAACTATTATCTCTCAGACAAAGCAAGCAGAGCAGACAGCATTAAAGAAAGTAGCATTAGCAAAAGGTAACTATGAAGCAGCACAATATGATGCTAAAACAAAAGAAATCTTATCTCAACCTAAGTTATTAGAATTGTACAAAGCAGAGACAGCTAGAATAAGAGCTACCAATGGTACATCAGAGTATGGATCTAATAACGTCTTTGGATCTACATCAGGAATACTCTTGAATAGAAACTAAAATATATTAAAAATAAATGTAAAAAGGCTTGCTTATGTGAGCCTTTTTTCTTATCTTTAAGTATTAGAAACAAACAAATAAAGGTTATGAAAGTACAAGATTTAAAAGCAGGTGATAAGTTTAAGATGAATGGACTATCAGTAAGCGGTAAGCAGACTAAGGTTAAATGCGAGATGATTAGATACAATGGAATGGATAAGTACATTGTAGTATGCCAGGGTATTAGTATATTGGTAGATGGTACTGATGAAGTCTCTGTATAACTAAAGGATAAGAGCTATGACAGAAGAAGAGTTACAGGCATTACTTGATGAGGAAGAGAAATACATCAATGAATGGAGAGATAGTTTAACACAGGAGCAGATTGATTCGATTTAAAAACTTAGGGGAGGGGGCGCAAGACTACTCACCGAAGGTGTCACGCGCAATTTCTCCCAACCTTCCAGGTTGTTGGAGGTAAAATCTAAATAAAAACTATATGAAAACAATTTACAAGTACGAATTAAGATCACAAGATGCTAGTATAAAGCTTCCTCTAGGGGCAGAGATACTTACAGTACAGATTCAAGACGGTAGGCCAATGATATGGGCTTTAGTAGATCCAGAGAATGTATTAGTGGATAGATTTATATCCATTGTAGGTACAGGATGGCAAGTAGAGGACAATACGAAATATATTTGTACATTCATGGAAGGATATTTTGTGTGGCATGTATTTGAAATGATACAATAGTATGAAAGTAATCTATATGGAAAGAACTATTGCTCTTATGTTACATGAAAGAGCCAAAGAGACAGAGATATTAATAGCCTCAGGAGAGGTTAAGAAGTCAGAACAAGGAGTTAATTATTTACTAACAATTGAAGAGGATGGTGATAGTATTGTATCAGAAGAAGTATAAGGGGATGAAGGTCATGTTCAATTCTAGAAAAGGAAGCGGGATGATAATAGAGGGGATAGCCGTACAAGAGGTACCGGAACTAGATGTAGTAATTCTCAGAGATAGAGAAAACTTCTCACATGCAGTAAGTAAGAATTCAATAACAGAGATATGAAAAAGTTACTTTGGATATTGTATTGGAGACTTACAGGAATGATAGGGTATACAATCGTCCTTAGCGATTGGTATGATCCGGAAACATTTACATTAAAGAGAAAGAACAGTCACATGACCTTTCTCAAGATTCTAAGTAAGGAGGATGCAAACGGACATAGAAAAATAAAGGAAGTATTTAAAATACAAATAAGAAAGATATGAAAGAAATAACAATCAAAGATGTTTTTAATAAGGAGAAAGCCCAGGAAATAAAAACAACCTTAGATGAGATAAAAAGGCTTAGAAATGAAAATAAAATACTCAGAGAGGAATTAGAATACGAAAAAAGAAAGAACATTATAAAATAATAGAGATGATAAAGACTAGAATGGTTATAATGAAAGGAGGTCATACAGAATATGATTTCGAAACAGAGATTATAAAGCCTAGAATAGGGGAGTTAATCTCCATAGGAGGTAATCATTATGAAGTAAAATTCATACAATACCTCTTTGATGATGAAAAACAATTCAAACATATACTTGTAACAGCAATAAATGGAGGAAGATGACAGTTAAAGAACTAATTGAAAGTCTAAGTAAGATAGAAGACAAGGACATAAGAGTAATAGTAAGTGGATATGAAGGAGGCGTAGATGATATAGTAATAGGAAACGGTATAGATAATAGTACTATAGTAATTCCAGCAATCATACATGTAGCCTTAGATGTAAATAAAGAATGGTATTACGGTAAACATAAAAG